TAGAGGAGTTTCTCTGTATACATACCATAATTGGAAGATATTCCATGTTTATCGTATGAAAATTGAGAGCCAAATTTAAGGTGATTCCTTACATGGTTCTTAAGATATTCAGTGGGACCACGCATTACGTGGTCGTCACCTCCTATATGAACCCCCCTCCAAGAACTCTTGGGAGCAGGTTCATTCGAGTTTAGTGGTTTTCCACAAAACTCCATGTAGGTAAGCTCTTCTAATGCCATATTATATATGGTTAGAACACATTTTGTGATAGCTTCACCCATCATTATTCCTCTTGTAGATACAATTGTATCTCCATCTGGGAATTCAACTATCCTAGGTCCTATAAGATCTATGCATAGTTGTCTGTAATCGCCAACAGGAATTCCTGAGCCTTCACAGAATCCTTCTAGTATCGTTTTCGATACGTCGAAAGGTAACGCATTCGTTGCATTTTTCAAATCTGAAAACAAGGTCTGCGTAGTAGGATCACCGTTCATGAGTATAAGCAGTGATTCCCATGCCTGGTCCATTCTCGTAAATGACGAGAATACACTAGGATGCCATTTGAGCTTCTCTATTAAGTGATGCGAAAATGGTGATAGTAACGTGTTTAACCAGTATTCTGATACAGTTACTAAACGCGCCTTGTTTCCCATTTCTGGGACTGTCGAGGCCCGTATTACCGGTATGGCTGAGCTATCGCTCCATGCACAGTACATTAGTTGTTTACCAATGTACTCGTCATACCCTATTATTTGGTTTGTTCCAGCAGTTTGCTCGACCAATTTACCAAAATGATCATCCTTCCTGAACACCGATTCTTTGCGGTGCCATTCAGGTCGGAATGCAGTTAGCCATAAGGGAACTCCCTTTATGTGCTTAACTTCCCCAAAGGGAGTTCTTTCTAAGAAATCCTCTTTCGGTATATACTCCATATATAGTTTCAAACTATTGTTTGCTGCAGTGGCTTGGCCACCGCTACTTATGGGGTAATTATACTCCCCTGACGAATTCACAGATGTGTGGAATGTCTGTTGGGAGACTTTCTTGGGCTGTATGTTATTACATATAGCACCAATACGCCTTGCCGCATGTCTAAGATTTCTTAGATCGGAAGGATTTGTAGTA